GACTAGGCTTTTACGGCTTTGGTCTAATACATATGCTAGGTGGGTTGTCAAGAACTGCAACAAGTGTTTTGCGGCAGTTAATTGATGCAGGTACTCTTGCCAATCTGCCAGCAGGTTTCAAGGCACGTGGAATGCGTATACGCGACCATGACGAGCCATTGCAGCCAGGGGAATTTCGTGATGTGGATGTGACAGGAGTTTCAATCAAGGAATCACTGCTCCCACTTCCATACAAGGAGCCATCACAGGTTCTATTCGCCCTCTTAGGTTTTGCTGTTGACGCAGGAAAATCATTTGCTGCAATTGCAGACATGAAGCTAGGGGAAGGAAATGAACAAAATCCTGTAGGAACTACACTCGCACTGATTGAGCGTGGAACAAAGGTCATGAGTGCAATACACAAGCGATTGCACTATGCACAAAAGATTGAGTTTAAGTTATTAGCAAAAGTATTTCAGATTTATCTTCCACCGCAATATCCTTATATGGTTGTTGGTGGAAACCAAATGATTAAGCAATCGGATTTTGATGACCGTATTGATGTTATTCCAGTATCCGATCCTAATATATTTTCAATGGCGCAGCGTGTCACATTGGCGCAACAGCAACTTCAATTGGCAAGTGCTGCACCACAGTTACACAATTTGCGTGAAGCATACAGGAGAATGTATGACGCAATGGGTGTGGACAATGTGGAGGCAATACTGAAGCCGGATCCGGAGATGCCGGAACCTATGAGCCCAGCAATGGAGAATGCAGGCGCGATGCGTGGAAAAGAGCCAAAGTCATTTCCAATGCAGAACCATATGGCGCATATGCAGGCACACGCCGAATTCATGTTTACAAGGATGGTACAAATTAATCCGCAGTTGTATGCAATGCTACAAGCACACGTCTCAGAGCATATTTCATTGATTGCAGGACAACAGGTGCAGGAAAAATACAAACAGCAATTACAGCAGTTACAACAACAAATGCAACAGGCACAACAGAATCCACAAGCAATGCAACAACTGCAACAGCAACAGGATCAATTAGTAAACCAGCAAGCTGCGGAACAGGCACAAATTGAAGCACAAATGACTCAACAACTAGCGCAAGATGAAGAGGCTAGAATGAAACGAGAAGCTCAAGATCCACTGATCAAGCTTAAACAGCAAGAAATTGACTTGAAGGCAATGGAAACACAAATGAAATTGCAGAAGGACATGATGGTGGATTCTGAAAAGCTTGACCTTGAAAGGGACAAGCTGGAAGCGGAAACAAGTATTGACTTGATGAAAGCGTCAGCAGATGTTAATAAGGAAGATTCCACAGAAGCAATGGCGCTTCTAAAAGAGAATATGGCAGCCACAAGGGAAGCCATGAAAAATGAATCAGCAGAAAGGGTTTCAAGGGAAAATGCAAGATCAAAAACAAACGGACAAAATAAAAAAACAACTTGAAAAGATTAGCACGGTGATGCAGAAGGTCGAGAAGGTTGCCAAGGACGAAATATCTTCCCGTGAAGACTACTTGCAAGTTTGCGGTGCTTTATTGGCGGTAACCCGCAATATGTATGTTGAAGCATTAGGTCCTTTTGATACTGCAAGAATGTTTGAGGCTGCTGCGAACAGTTTTCAAATACAGGAAGAACTTATAGAAGTTTTTCGTGATGGTGAAAAGCCAACTATACACTAATGCCATTCAAGTCGGAGAAGCAAAGAAAATATATGTGGGCGAAGGAGCCAGCAATCGCAAAGAGATGGACGGAAAAATACGGAAGCAAACCAAAGAAAAAAGGTGGAGTAATCAAAAAACGAAAAGGAGGAATTGCAAATGCCACAGGTAGGAAGTAAAAAATTTCCATACACTTCAGCCGGAGTGTCTCAAGCGCAGAAGCATGCGCGTGCCACAGGACAGAAAGTCGATATGGCCGGATACAAGAAGGGTGGAACGAAGAAAAAGTATAAAGCAGGTGGAACAGTGAAGAAGAAGAAAGGTGGAGTAGTAAAGAAGAAATATCACCATGGCGGCCGAGTCAGTGGCGGTATGAAAGATAAACAATGTTAACAAGGAGGTAGATATGAATTTATTTAAAGATCTTTGGGCGCATCTGAAGGAATGGAGTGACTGGAAATTGAAGGATTGGATAAAAGCCGGAATTTTAGTAGTCATAGTTCTGGTTGTGCTTAAAGTAATAATTATAGGTGGATAATGCCTGAAAGACCACAATTTGAATTGGAACGTGATGCTCAAAGAAAAGTATCACGAGACCTTTTAGCTCAAAAAGCTGCAAGCAGTAGACCTGGACAGGTATACCATACTATGACATCCTTACAGGACCGTATGTCCCGTCCAGGTTATACGCCTGCACGAGCAGATACTGATCAATTAAAAGCTCTTAGACGCGACTGGAACAGAAACCAGAAGTATACTCCTCAGGGCATGCGTGTTTCTGGTGCTACTTCCCCATTGGATGCACAAAACAGATTTATGGGTGCAACGGAAACTTTCCGTCAGGGAAACCCAAGTGCCTACGGGAGAATGTATCCTGTTGCCAGTACAGCAATGAAGATGGGAGAATACGGAGGATTGTTGGGATTAGGTGTAAGAGCACTTACAGGACAACTGGGAGATTATTATAAAACTATTTTAGGTAATAAAGGAATTGGCGGTGCTTTGGATACAAATGAAGCTGAATTAGAGAACTACGCCAATTTAACTTATGGCCCACATCTAGAAAATGTTCCATATGGAGGACCATCTCCGGATGTCTATGAAGGACCACGGCCACACCCAGAAGGAGAAGAACCTCTATTGGGAGATTTTTATGAAGATGAAAAAGTAAAAACACGTGAAGAAGAAATGCAGGAATATGCGGATGAACTGAGGCGACAGATAGACGAGGGCGAAACAACCGCTTATTCAGATATTTTAGATGATGCAATTAGAGATCAATACAATATTCAAAATAAAGGACCATTTGATGAGTATGTTTCTGATAGGTTGGAAAAATTACAAAATTTAGATCAGGAAAGAAATGATTTGCCCGTTGCTGGTGAACCATTAACATTTGATGAAGGAAAGGCAGATTTCATAAGAAGTCAAAATGAGTATGTATCCCCACCTCCTGTATTTCCAGGAAACGTAAGACAAGATCCACAATACCCAACTCCAATTATAGGTATTGAATTTGGAAAGGATGATCTTCCACCAATTGTACCATATGACGATCCAAGGACGGAGAGCGGAATAGCAAACCTGATGCCGGGTGGACCACTTTATGATGAGATACCTTGGAAACAAAGATTGAATATGCGCATAGCTGAAGAAATGCAAAGACGAGGACCACATTACCGTGAACCCAAGACTTCCTACTATGGAGCAAATTGGTATGACGAATATAAAAGAAAATTAGAAAATGAGATGGAGATTGCCAAAGGCATAAGATCTCCTATAGATAGATAATGCCAGGTGGATTCGGAACATACGGACCTTGGGGATCGGCAGGAGAGACATACACAACACCATCATATACTCCTAGTAGTGGAAATGGTGGCGGTGGTTATGATACTGGTGGAGGCGGAGAAGTATTCAGTCAAGGCGATCCAAATGATGAAAAAGCGGATTATTGGGTTCCACCTGAAGAAACATATGTAAGTCCTACAGGAGGTGTTGATTATGAACAGAAAATGGCCGACATGGCCAAAGCCCAGGAACTGGCCTATAATATGCAAGGAAGTGAAGGTAATATGGGGCAAGTCTCAAACCTTCATAATTTAACTGATTCTCAATTACAATTTTTAATAGACTCTGGATTTGCCGCTTCAGAAGCTAGCGGAGTTCTTGGCGGGGTATCGGGAATTGAACTAGAAATGAATAAATTAAAAAAAGATTTGGCTTCTTCCAAATTAAATTATCAAACAACCGGCAAAATTACTTAAATGATTATAATAAAACACTCTCAATTTTCGATAACTTAAATAAAAATATAGGTGGGTTTAAAGCAACTGATAAACAAATGGAAATGGGTCTTATGAAACATGACCCTTCAGCTGTTTATTCTTGGAGTGATGTGGAAAGTGATCCAGACTTATATAAGGCGCACAATGATTTACTTAGTTCAAGTCTCACGCCAGATCAATATAGAGAGTCTATGGAAAACATATCAGCGTTTGGTCATGTCTCCCCAACTATTACTGATGATGAAGGCGGCGGTGGATGGACCGATTATGGCGGCGGTGGCGGTGGTGGCACCGGATATTACGGAGATCCACGACAAGGAAATCCAATTGAGCAAATGGCGAATTTTTTTACTCCGCAAGCCAATTTACAGCAGGCAATGGTTAATGTACACCAGACACCTACAGTGTTCGCCAAACGCGGTGGAATAGTAAGCTTATTGAGGTTAAATTAATGTTTGGATTACCAGTGGAAATGATTACAATGCTAGGATCCAGTATGCTAGGTGGCTTTATGACCATCTGGGGACAGTCCATCAAGGCGAAGCAGGCGGAGCAGAAAATGCTCCTTGCACGCGGAAAGTTCCAGATGGAGGCGATTGAAAAGGCAAGGCAATATGACAATAAGGGATTTACA